AATCTTCAATTAATGCTTCAGATCCACCAGACATATCCACTTTTGTAGTGGTAATCGTTGTTGTGGTTGCAACGACTACATAACCGTTATAAATAGATCCAGTGTTAGTGGATGTAATCGTAATAGTTGTGCCAACTGCGGTTGCAGCATAATTTGGGAAAGACGTGTAAGCAGTAATATTTGCCGCAACAGCCGTTGCAGTAGCAGACAAGCTGGTCACATATAAAACAGGCGCAGACATAATATCTACGCCATTTATGGTAATCATGCTAACAACGCCAGCAGCACCACCAGTTAAAGTTACACTTCCAGTTGATACAACCGCTATTGGTGTTCTACTCGTAATAATCGAGCTGTTATAACTTGCATCAATGGTGAGTCTATTTAGCTCAGTAGCCGATCCAGAATGAACATAAACAAAATCGCCTTTGTTTATATTAGTTAAACCCGTGCTTTTTTCTGGCAAATATTTGGTTGTTGATCTAAATCCACCAATCTTGCGTGGAAGACCACGTTGCCAGCGAACCCACTGGCCATCAACGTAAGCATTACCTTCAAACTTGGTTCCGTCACGTTTAATGCCAGGATCTGACTTTAAGATGATGGTACTCATTAGAACGTCCCACCATTGACATTACCAGACTGAGCAGTACCCAACGCAGTCCATGCATTAGTCTGAGTAACAGCAGAAAAAATACTAATACCAGTGGATCCACCACCTAAATTGATTAGTGCGCCACCGGCTGTTGATGCGCCAGTACCACCTTGCGAAATATCAATTGGAAGTGCAATAGAGGCAGTATCGGCAATAAGAAAATCAGTGCCATTACAGTAATAAATACCGCGTTGACCTTGTGTAGTCGTAACACCAGCACCAGCGGCTGTTTTAACTGTAAACGTATAAGATCCTGTTGTACTATTGGTTATCCAATATTGCTGTACCGTTGTTGGAACAATGATGGTGCGATTGCCAGTTAATAAGCCGGTAAAATTGTAAGCAACTCGATTTAATTCAGATCCAGAAAGTGTATAGGTGCCAGTGCCTGCTACAGCAATAGACGTGTAATCAAACGCAAATGTCGCAGGTTGACCAAATCCTATGGTGTAAAAGTTACTGCCATCCGATGCAATAATAGCTGATTCACCAGGTTGAAAACTTAACGATGCTAAACCATCAATTGTGTTTGTTCCTGCTGGTGTTGCAACAATTGCACCCGTTCCAGAATTTCGCAAATAAATAAACCAATTATCAACCGTTGCAGCCGATGGGAATGTGACGATACCCCCTGCACCCGTCCAATTGTACATCTTGGCGCGATCTGTAACGCCCAATGTAAAGTTAGCACTAAAAGTGGTGACTGGCACAGACTGTGATAACACAGTGCCAACTGCAACAATGCCTGTTCCAGCTAATGAGGATGCATTAGTTTGTGAAGTAGCCGCACCATATTGCAGTGAACGCCATACGCCAGCAGATGTTGAATTGTTTGTTAAATAAACTTGCCACAATGTCCCAGTGGCAATAGACACCACCTGTGTACCATCATAATTAGCAATGATGATAGTTTGCGTGCCGATGTTATTAAATAAGATTGTCTGCCCCGTTCCTGCTTTTTGTGCATCAGGAAGCAGAATCTTTAAGGCAGCCGTCGTGGTTTGAATATCAATAATCTTAGCGGCAAGATTGCTTGACGCAGAAGTTTCTTCCGGCCAACTTAATTGTACGTTTGCTGTCAGTGTTAATGCTTCGTAGCTGACTTCCGATGGATAGACGGTAGCACCGCCAAAAACGTAATTGTATGATGTAGTCATTATGCTTTATTCCTAATTGCAGTTCGGTCAAGAATGCGTTGCAGATCTTCGCCATTGAGTGATTGCGCTGCACGATCATAAAGCGTTTGCCAAGTTTGCAAGCGTGCATCATTTTTTAGATAAGGTGCTGCTTCAAGTAACGTACCGTAAAGCAATAAGTCTGGGGCAAAGTCGGTAATGAAGTTTGTTTGAGTTTCTTCGCCAAGAAAACGAGGTTGCTCGTAATAAAGGATCTCTATGGTGGTATCAGTAGCAGGTGTTGGCGCAATTAACCAATGGAAATAATCATAATCAGCGTAATACTCTGGTGTGCCAGTTTCTTCACTGTCAGGCCAGTAATTGCGAATATACTCATAGGATCTGCTGTGAATTGCATTAGTGCCAATGTGCATGGAAACCGTTTCACGCCATCTATCAGGTTTTGGGTAAACTGATACGCCAGCAGGTAATGTTGTGGTGACTGGCACAATAAATCCTGTGACTTTAAGCTCACGGGAAATTCTGCGTTCAGCAAGCGTTATAAGCCGAGGTAGTTGCTCATAAACGTATGGATCAGACTCTTGCGTGAAACCACGCTCTAGGTATCGTCGAAGGTCTGTAAGTAGTGTTGTGTATGTTACGCTGCTATTGTTGCTCATAATGACTCCAAGTGATCATAAGCGAGCTGTTGCAGCAGGCACATTTTTAGTAAATTATAGTATTTGTACCGCGTGTAGTCTATCTTTTATGGCTTAAAATGCGTTTGCATCCAATAAGCTGCCGTGCCTAAAAGACCAGCAACTGACCATTGTATTGCCGCTTCCGTTACTTTTTTAATCATTTCTTTTCTTAACTTTTCAGCTTCTATTCTTTCTTGTATCCATTCGTGATGTGATGCATGAGAATCAATAACTTCTTCATGATGCTCTTGCAGAGCCTCCAAGAAAAGTGCCTTTAAACTCTCGCGATTAATGTCCATGTCTAATCCTGTTTATTATCCATTCCAGCGTGCAATTTTACCATCACGAACATCAATATGGGTAAAAGATTTGTAGCGTCCAAGACCTTTGCAGTCATCATCAAAATGCTTCATGAGATATTCTTGCACTTCTTTTGGCGGCACGTCTTTTACTTTAATATCGGCTGCGTTGCCAAGAACGTGTTGACTATGCTTTGCACCTCCCACTTTCGTGTTGTGCGCTTCACATCTTCTACCGCTCATAATGGTAATAGGTTTACCAAACGACTCACGAATGCGATTAAGTAGCTCTACGAGCTTAGGGTTAACGTCTTTCTCTCCGCACCCGCAATGACACTCAAATTCTTCCGGTTTGAAGTAATTAGTCATGTTATTTGCCTTCTGATGCAAACAGTCCAATCATACCAAACACCACACTAGCGACAGTTAAGCTGTCATGCACAGGTACTGCGTCAATATTCACACCCGCCATCGTAGATAACGCAGCCACACTCGCGTAGGTAGAAGGCTCTTTTAATCGAGCCATTAAGTAGTTCCATGCTTTAAGTATTTTGTTCATTACCATCTCCAATAATTGCAGTTGATGTTTCTCTATCTATGGATAGTTTGCCTTCGCAGACAATATTCCAATCTTCTGTTTCAGCTTCTTTTTCACTTTTAACTGGTACGCGAATATCTAAGTTTTTAAACAAATACTCTTTATCACCTTCAAACACTCGCCAAACATGGTCTACTGACCCTCTACCTTCTTGACCGCGAGTTTTGTTAAATCGTATTCTGTATTTCATATAATTTCAGCAGCAGGCATTAAACATGAAGGTTGTGCTTGTGCTACAGTCAAATTAAAATGCACAAATTTAATCGGTTTATCTGACGCATGACGAGTAAAAGAATGAGGCAGCCATGAATTAGAAAATATTAACCGGCCTTCTTTTGCTTCAAAGTTAACCATTCTGCTTGCTGGCGTTGCGTTAGACATTTCTTGTTCTGGTAAATCATTTTGCACTTTACCTGCTCTTGGGTCATGAAACACAACGCGCGAGCTATTTTCTGGAACTTCTAAAAAATAAAATCCAACTATTTGAACACCAAAGCCATGTATATGTTGCTCCATTGACGAATGCTTATGATGTTCTTGCGTCCACATTTCAGTAAACTGCACCACTTTATCTTCCATTGCATATCCTTGCTCTTGCAATATATTCCAAGCAGTTGCGCCAACAAAGTTAGCGAAGTCGGTTACTCGTGCATCAGCATAATAATTATTAGTCATCACAACGGGATAAATCTCATTTAAATCATGTTTTTTGCGTGACGTTTCTAATTGTTCATTTGACACTTCTTTGACAGCATTTAAAAAATCGGGGCGCTCAATCAAATAAATTGGGCAAGGGAAATGATACGCCACATCCAGTTGAGTGTTTGGTTTTTCGGTCACGAAAACTCTCCAATAATGTTAGATTATTGCAGGAGGAGTTATTTCAACCCAATTATTCACTGCTCCATCCCACCGATATAGTTTACCATCATCCGGTCTGGGTACAGGAGGAATAAATGAGCATGTAATTTCGTCAAATACCCACGCAGCAAAATTTTCACGGTTAGGAAGTGATACCCAATTTTCTTTAACAGCTTGTTGTTTAAAAGCTATTTCATCAGCAGTCATATTACGAATCGACCATACGTCTGTCCACACATTCTCAACTAATAGATATTCTGGGTCTTGTGTGTCAAGTGTTTGATATGCAGCTAGTATAGGTCGTTCAACACGAAGGAAAGATTCCCAATGCACAGGTATTTCACCAAACGCTTGTAGTAGATTTTCTTCAAGAGCGGGATGGTTTATTGGTAGCCCGTTTTCAATTTCTATATAAAGATTCACTATTTATCCCCCGTACAAGTTGAAGGAAACGCCCTTCCAGTACCCCAAATAATACGAACTGCGCCTCGACTTCCAGTTCGAACGCAACAACCGTTGAACCCGCCGCCGCCGCCGTAAACTCCCGCAATCCCACCATTGTTAGCATTACTTCCACCAGAGCCACCTTTACCGTCAGGAATAGAGCCAGTCCCTCCCGCACCGTTACAACCTTGACCTAAAATGCCGACACCTCCGCCCCCGCCTCTAACGCAAGTTACGGGGTTATACCCGCCGCCGCCGCCGCCGCCGCCACCCCCCGCAGACCCAACCGTAGGACCGCCATTGCCCCCGTTGCCAGCGTAACCTCCAGCTCCGCCTGCGCCGCTGTAGCATCCAATTACAAATGTACTTCCGCCGTTGCCCCCCCCATCGCCTGTATAAGTACCACCTGCAATTGGGTGTGCGCCGGTGCTTGCGCCTCCCCCGCCTCGAACTATGCAAGTATTATTAAAGTATGATGCTGCGCCAGCCCCACCAACAACAACAGTGTATGAAGAACCCGGAGTAGTGGCCGTGCTATTTCGATACCCAAGACCTCCCCCTGCTCCGCTTACGCCATCACCACCACCACCAATAGCTACAACAGAAACTGAAGTGACATTAGCTGGTGCAACCCATGTATAAGTCCCCGCCGTTGTGTAGGCTTGTTGGCTTGGCACAGGACCATAAGAACGAAAATCACGCATTACTGCTTGAAGAATTCCACTCATTAGGTTAACCCCGCACCAGAAATAATCCAAGTTATTGATGTCATTTTAAGTGCTGTTGCTGTACCGTACTGAGCAAGTGAGCGCGTACCTGTTGTGCCTGTACCAGCTAAATACATTGTGTCTGTTGTAATAGCAATACTGACGACTTGAGAAGTCATATTAACAAAAGAAATTGCTGTGCCAATTGGATACGCTACTGAACCATTTGCAGGGATAGTAAACGTCCGAGCATTAGCGTCAGTTGAAGGGTGGAAGATATGTTTTCCCGCATCCGCAGCAACAAGTGTATAGGCGGTAGATTGGCTGTTTTGAGGAATATTGATATACCCAACGCCATTTGTTCCATCCACTGTACAAGATGACAGCGTACCACTAGATGGTGTGCCTAATGCACCACCTGTTGAGTATTTACCGTTAAACGTAGTCCAATCTGTACTGGTTAAATACCCATTAACCGACGTAGTTGCAGCCGCCATGCTAATTGCAGGTGTTGCTCCGCCACTTGATACGACTGGTGCTGTGCCGCTTACTGAGGTGACTGTACCTGTTGGTTGTGCTACCCACGATAATGTACCTGCACCGTCTGTTTTTAAAACATAGTTAGCCGTACCATCCACTGTTGGATATTTTAAACCGGCAGGATTGTTCATTAATCTTATTACGGATCCACCGCTGTTTAATGCCCAAACTGACATATCAGCCGTGTTGTAATTGATCGCAAGCTCACCTGCGATTAAATTTCCAGACGTAGGCGATGTACTTGCTGTTGCTGTTCGATAAAGCTGAATGGGTGTGAAACCAGAAGCTGCCATGTTGTTACCTCAAATTTTCAAGTTTAAATAGGGTTGACATGTGCAAACCCGCTAGTTCGTCTAATATGTTTTCAAGTGCTGGCACATTGCTTGATAATTCACTTCGATTATCATTGATCCACGATAAGTTATCACGAATGAGTTTTTCAATATGCGGATCATCATTTGGAATTTCTTCAATTTTACCAAAAGTTCCAATTTGTGCTTCAACAAATTTATCAATGAGCGTGATCAATTCATCATAAAACTCACCCAATGCCTGATGCTGTGCATACGAGTCTGTTGTCCAATGCCTTGCATGACTCGCATTACGCTCATCAAATACTTTAGTAATTAGCTCGCCAATCATTAGAATGTGCCTCCGTTAATACCACTCCACGTTGGTGCGCTTGCGCCTGCCGATGTTAAAACTTGACCAGCTGTTCCAGCAGCTGTATAAGCGTGCGCTGTACCAGTACCATAACCTGCACCACCAGCAGTTGGTGTTGCTGTTGAATTAGTTCCACCAGATGCAATAGCTAAGGTAGCAGAAAGACCTGCGGCTGTGCCTGTCGTGTTTTGATTAAGCGTTGGAAAGTCTGCGGCGACAGCAATGGTTAATGCGCCAGTTGTTGTGGTGCTTTTTAAAATACCTGTCCCAAGTGCTGACGTTCCTGCGCTAAAGTCTGTACCAGATGTTGCGGCAGATCGTGTTGTGCCGCTAGATTTAACGATACCAGTCACACTTTGCGCTGTTTGATAATCAGTACCGGCAACAGCAATAGTCAACGCACCCGTAGTAGTGGTACTTTTAACAATACCCGTAGCTAAAGCAGATGTTCCCGCACTATAATCTGTGCCAGACGTAGCCGCAGATCTGGTTGTACCACTTGACTTAACCATTCCAGTCACGCTTTGCGCTGATTGATAATCTGTACCAGCAACAGCCGCAGAAATAGCTGTACCATTACCTTTAAGAACACCAGAAATACTGGTTGTCAACGTGATAGCAGGTGTTGTGGTTGCCGTTGCTACTGTACCTGCAAAACCGTTTGCACTGACAATAGATACAGATGTGACTGTTCCACTACTTCCGCTTGTAGCGTTAACAGTTTGGTTTGGCCATGTACCAGAAATAGTTACATTTGAACCAGCTACTAATGCTGGCGTTGTTGTACCTGTACCACCGTTTAATACCGGAAGCGTACCAGATACTTGCGTTGTTAAACTAACACCGCTAAGTGTGCCGCCAAGTGTTAAATTTCCTGTACTAGTTACTGTTCCTGTTAAAGTGATACCGTTTACAGTTCCAGTACCACCTACGCTTGTTACTGTTCCCGTAGTCGAACTCGTTCCTGCGCCAATAGCGGTTCTAAATGCGGATGCTGTCAATGCGCTAACGGTATTGTCAGCATTGAACTGAGGAAAAGTAATTGCACTTGGATTGGTAAGCGTAAACATACTTTGACCAACCGTCGTACCACCCAGCGATGTTCTGCCTGTAGCCGCTACTAAATTCGTGCTACCGCCATTCCATTGCTGTGTTTGTGTGTAAGCTGTCGTCCAATTTGTTTGATTAACGTCCGTTGGAATTGAATAACCGGCAGAGAGCGTTAGTGCTAATGTTCCAGACGTTGTAATCGGTGTACCACTAATAGACAAACCAGTTGGAACTGTCATTGCAACAGAAGTCACCGTGCCAACGCTAACTGCACCAGTTTGACCGTTTACTGACGTGACTGTGTTAGTCTGATCAATCTTTTGCCAAACCGTACCATTAAATATTGCCCAGTCACCTATTGCCCAATCAGTGATACCGTTTAAATTTGTAGATCCCGCAGCGGTAACAACATAATAATAACCATTGGTGCCAACACTAGAAACTAAAGCAGGTACGTTTGTTGAAGCGTTCCATCCACCTTGATATGACAATGTACCGATTATAGATGAAGTCGTAACACCAGTAACAACACCTTTAGAATTGACAGTAATAACAGGAACTGTGGTTGATGATCCATAAGTGTTAGCAGTCACTCCAGACGAAGGTAAATCTGCATTAACTAATGCACGAAACACTGTCGGAGCCGCTACGCCACTTGTTGGACCTGCATAAACAACATTTGCAGCTTGATCAGAAACAACAATTGCGGATCCCCACGTTGGCGCAGAAGCACCACCAGAAACTAATACTTGCCCAGAAGTCCCAGCCGCACTGACATATAAACCATCAGCACCAGACCAAATAATTGCACCAGCATTAGGCGTAAGACTTCTTGCTGTACCGCCATTACTTAAACCAAGAATATTTTCAACTTCATTCGCACTCGATAAATCAACTTGCGGATGCTTGTGATCTGATCGTGACATAGATGTGGCAACACCAGCGGATCCTGTTGTTAATCCCGCTAAAGGTAAACTATCGGATAAATCAGCGGCAAGCGTCACATTTGCGTTTAGCGGTCCACCGCCAGTTAAACCAGTGCCAGCAATCACTTGACGTGTGGTAGGAACATAGCCAGAAATGGTTGCGGCAATCGTTGATGCGGCAGTGACGCGACCAGTTGAATCTACGGTAAAAACAGGAATATTTGTGGCATCACCGTAAGATCCAGCAGTAACACCTGTAGCACTTAGCTGTGTGCTAGTGATACCACCATTTGCCACACTAAGCGTTACATTGCTAGAAAGTTGACCACCGCCTGTTAAACTGGTTCCAGCGATTACTTGCCGTGTTGTAGGAACACCAGCAACACTCAAAAGATCTCCGACTCTGATTTGATAATTGTTGCCGTTGTAGACAATCATCATCAAGCTGTCTTCTGATGCAACAGGTGCAGTTGGAAGTTGCGTAATTCGTGTAGGGATTAAATTGCTGGGTACGTCAGACATTGTTTAAATCTCCAAGTAAGCATTACCGTCTTCAGTAATGATAAATTCGTCGCCAGCTTCTTGGATCAAACCAGCCGGATGTGTATTGATTGATGTATCAGGTCTATTAAATGGCAACACAATTTGATCAGGTGGTCTTGGTGCTAAACGATAAGGATCATATTCATCGGTATCATCTTTACATACCATCAAGTTTGGGTAATTAGGATCAGGATGCAATTCAGCTAATTTGAATTTACGCGAACATCTGGCACATATTCCAATGCCAAGTGTAGGTTCTCCTGTTGTGTCTAAATAAATGCTCATTTTGTGTAACAGCCAATGCCAGGATTAATTTTTGTTGGACTACCATCATTGTCACCATCCCATGCACGTTGCATTGACATAGCCGCCTTTTGATCAAGCACTGGAATTAAATTAGCATCAACTGCGGGTGTTTCTGCCGCCATTCTCGCAGCAAGACCATTTACGATAGCTTCAAGCCAACGCTGAGGAACTTCTACGTCTTGTTGAAGGTTTGTGGTGTCCATAATCTGTCTTTGCCGCCAAAGGATCAACTGCGCTTGCTCTGCCGCAAGAAATGGTGCAGGCCAGATATTGACCACTGGACTTGGCAAGTCACGTTGAAACCAATAAGAGTTTGGGCGAGATGGGAAAACTTTATTGCTTTGATTAACGTAGTCGTCGCGGTTTAGCAAACCAAGTGGGATCTCTTGTGGCATATTGCCAAGCGTAATGGCGTAATAGCTCATTGGACTCGTTGACGTTATTCTAAAATAACTATACGCCTTAGCCGCAGAAATATCAGTCCAGACAATATCACCAGCAACTGCCGTTACATTAGATGATCCAACCGTTGTCCATGTTGATCCGTTATCACTGACTTGAAACGTAACCGCAACTGAGTTTGCTGACCAGTTGATACCCACAGTGGTGACAACAGTCTGTGATGTAAAGTTAACTTTATAGCTGGTGGATGTTGTGGTTTCTGCGCCTGACAATAATTGCAAGACACGATAATTTAAATTTAGTACATCCACTGTGCCAATCGGAAGCGTTACAATTTGCTGATTCTCGTACATTGGAAGAATGACTTTTTCAATGCACCAACTTGGAGGTTTGATGTTTGCCAGTTCAGACAAGAAAAGATACAGCGAATCCAAAGCGTAATCCTGCATCTCAGCAGTGATTGCTTGCGCTGTTAATCGGCAACGTCGAAAGGCGTGATCCACGACCTTCAGAGCGTTAAATGTTGTGTTGGAAATACTGTCAGAATATGCCATCGTAACCTCAGTTTAAAAGTCTTGACGGCATACTGATACAGTTGCCCGTGTTATCCAATTATAATTGAATAGTCGGTGTAAAATCTATTTTTTCTTCATTGCTCTGCGACCTTCAGACAATGCAATTGCTAATGCTTGCTTTGAATTGGTCACGTCCGGTCCTTTTTTACTTCCAGAATGCAAATCGCCAGCTTTGAATTCGTTCATTACTTTGCCAACTTTAGCTTCTGAAATTTTACCGCCATTTTTCATGGCAATTAAAGGCGATTGTGATGCTACAGGAACTGACTTGCGAACAGGAATCTTTCCTTTCATCATTTCTTGGCGTTGCTCGCGTGGTGTTTCACTTTTTTCATGTTGCATCATTGCTTTTTTGCTGGCGTATTTTTCACCAGTAGCTTTTTCAACTACTTTTCCGCCTTCTGCTTTGCACATTTTAGGAGCTACTTTGCCACCTTTGCTTGCACGACCTGGTGCAACATTTGCCGGACCGGAAACTAATGGACCACCCATTTGTTTTTTAACAGATCCGCCTTCTTTGTAACCACCACATGATCCACCCATTGTTTTTTTAGCAGATCCGCCTTCTTTATATCCACACGCACCGCCTTTGCTGTAATGCATTTGCGGTCCAAATTCAAACTCACCGTATTTTAATGTTGCGCCCATGATCGTATCCTCTGTTATGCGTTTGCATAAGTTTTAATGCACTCAATGACAATTGTGTACATATCACCGGCAGATGCATCTGCTGTTGTGAATAACACGTTGCCATTAACACCTGTTCCACCATTGTTTTGCAAACCACCAAAACTTGAGAAATCCATCAAATAATTACTGTTTTGCGGAATCAGCCATGCAAATACATCGGTTGTTGCGTCCCATAAAATACGCACTTCCATGCCATGTGTGGTTGCCCATATTTTATTAATCTTAACGCCATTACATGCGCGACCATAAGCGTTCACGCTAAGTGTTGATGGATTAATTTTGACAACAGCAGTTTCACCTGTGCCGTCAGAGATATTTGTAAACTTGCCAATAAACAATCGTTCACCGTCAAGCAATGTTTGTGATGCTACTACGTCAGCCATGATGCTCCCCTGTTGATTGAAATGAGGCGTTAATTCGCCTCATCAAATTAGCTTGCTTGTGTAAATGTCACACCAGCCGCAACAGCGCAAAACGCTTTTGCAAACCAAGATGTACCGTCACTGATCACAGTAACTTGATCGCCAGCAACAGCTTGTGCATCAACAAAAGAAATGGTGTCATCAGCAGTGCCAGTATCACCAGCAACGCCAGCAGCGTTAACCGCTTGACCTTTGATAATGTTAGCACTTGATGCAGTAACGATGGTGTAGCTTGCGCCAGAAGGAGCAGCAGTAACAATAAATGTGTAATTTAAACCGGCTACAGGCGCAGGAAGTGTAGTTACAAATTCTGTTGCAGAGTTTAAAAAGAAAGTTGTACCACTTTGTGCGGTAGTCAATGTTGATGCTGCTGTTAATGTTGTAACTGTTTCTAAGCCAGTAATTGCACCAATAAAGCCGTTTGTAGATGTTACTGGTCCAGAAAATGTAGTTGAAGCCATGATGTATTCCTCACATGAAAGGTTTTACTATGCAGTCTTCATGTCGTCTGTCTGGTCAGTCGTGCATAGCGTTAAAGGTTTCCAGATGATATTAGTCTATCATATCATTCATAATACTTAAAAATATATCCAGCTAAACGTCCACGTTGTATTGGCTTTTCAGATAATAATGCGCGTCGCAATGTTGGCATTTGTATTTGATAATGTTCAAGCGTTTTTGTAAGACTAGAAAAAATAATATTGTCGTTTACGCAAATTACTTTTTTTGACATTTTTTCTTTGCTTTCTTGTGTGTGTGTTTTCCCTTGCCAATGACTGTAGTGACCAGCCTTCGATGCTGCGCGTATTTTAACCATGCCTTCGGGTGATACTTTTCTTCCTTCACCTTTTGGCTTTCCGCGTTGTGTGTCACCTATTTTTTTGCGCGTTTCTTCTGATACTGTTTTACCGTATCGATAGTGTTTTTCGCCAGCATGCAATCCTTTTAATACTTTTGATAAGTGCGCATTTTGTTCTGGCGTTCCTTTTTTCCCTTGCATAGGATGTACATTTTTTTTATGCCATTCTTTTGCTATTTTAGACAAATGCGCACGCATTTCTGGTGTAGCATTCCGCATAGGAGAATCTGCATTTGGTGACACATTATAAAAATAACTTTGTTTAAAATGATTATCTAACCATTTTTGTTCTGCTGGATATAATTCACTGCGATCATTTAATTGCTCAACTATTTCAAACTTAAAACAATCTTCGCCATACTTGTTCCACGCACGTTGCAAATGAATACAATCATGCGTTCCATTTCTTAAATTCTTTCTATGCTCCCAAAACCGTTTTCTTGAATCAACGGTGCTACCAATATAATAATGATTGTCTAAAATATTTCTAATTTTGTAAATTACGTTTTTCATAATTCCTCCTGTTAAGTGTATTGTTATAATACTACAGAAGGAACACTGTATCAATAAGCAAAAGAAAACCCACTTTCGTGGGTTCCCATTTTTAACTTAAGTGCTTGATTTATAAGAGATCAGACTCCGGACGTTCCAAAAATTCCTCTTGGATCAGTCCATCCGATCACGTATCTCTCTGTCGCCTTGTATCTCATTGAGTCTGTTTCAAAGTCACCTTCCATAGATTTCTCTAATGGGCGACGCATTAACAGTTTCAAACCTTCAGGTGCATCAGTTTGAACCCACCATGCAGTTGTAGAAGTGATACGAGATAAGTTAGCTTGACCGTCACCTAGTAAACCTAAAGATTTAACAGGGTTGATGTCGTTGTCAGCGGTACCAGCACGCAAAACTGATTTCAATAACACTTCAGCTTGAAATACGTTGCTTGGACCGGTAACGATTTGTTTTGGTGTTAAGCGAATACGTTTACCGTTGTTGTCAACAGCGTTGCGAATTTGAATTAACAATTGTTCCAAAGATGTTTGTGATAATGCAGCGGCAGTAGTTAACTGATTGCTGAATGTACCAGAAACGATAGGATGCGATGTAGAAATTAAAGATACACCGTCACCACCAGTATATGAGCCGTTGAAAGCACGGTTCAAAATGTTAGCCGCTAATGTTTCTTTTGTTTCAACTAAAGATTGCGCTAAGTGTTTAGCGTATGTTTGACCAATACGGATATGATCACCGTCTTCAACCAATACTTTGGTTAATGCAAACGCAAGACCGTAAACTTTGTACAAGTAACGTTGTAAGAACAACACACCACCTGATTGATAAGTAACAGCCATACCATCAGGTAATTCAGGCGCAGCACCGAATCCGTATAAAACGGGTTCTTCGTGATAGTTACGCGCAATACCTTTTTGCTCGGTGAAAACCTGTTTCCATTCATCAGCACGTTGATCGTAAACACCATCAAATACTTCATTAAGGATTGGTTCTACTACGGATCTAAAGTCCGTACTTCTCATAGGAGTAGCCATTTATATTCTCCTTTAAATGGTATTAACAGGTGCTTTGTATTGTGATTCGTTCAATCGAACGCTCATGTTTACAAATGCATCAGTTGGTGAATCGGTAACAAGATAAGCGTAACCAGTGATCTGGAATTGACCAGAGTTTGCAACTTCTGCTGTTAAGTATGTTGAGCTGATACCTGTTGCAGTAGATCCGCCTGGTGATGCAACGCGCCAATCGCATTCGCCACCAACAGCAACTTGAACTGAATCGGTACCTGCGGTTCCGGCATTTGCAAATTGAACGTCATACAAAGTTTCTGGATCATCATAAACCCAAGCAACAATATTTGTACCAGTAGTGCCACCAGTCCAAAATGGCGCAATGGTTGGTTTACCGGTTGAGTCTAAATATTCAACACCGGCAAAAATACCAAGTAATGAAATACCATCAGTTGTACCAGAACGTGTACCGTCTGACGTACCAAGTTGAACTGTACCAGCGGTGACTAATTTAACTGGATCACCAGAGTAAATAGACGCAGCGTAAGTGCTTGCGATTGTATAGGCTTTTGGACGCATCTGACCACTGTTGTGGAAAGCAGGTCTAAAGCCGTAAGGTGCGCTTGTTGTAGACATAATAGCTCCTAAAAATTAGATGGTTTAGAGGTCAAAAAGAGCCTCTCTATCATCGCCTAGTTCCATGTTACCTTCACCAATAGACAAACGTGATTTCGATGCTTTTGCGCTTTGCTCTAAAAAGTCAGCGGTATCCGTAAGTTTTTCTTCTTCACGGAGTGGCGCATCGTGATGAGCTTCTTTCATGTACTTAAAGTACAATGAATTTGGCAATTTGAATGCAAGCATCTCATTCACACCAATAAATCCTGTCCAATCGCCTGTTTTAAGTGTGGCATATTCCCAGCCTGGAATGTCTTCAGGCTTTACTGCTTCATAACCTAAACGCATGCGCGTGTGAATTGAATCTCTTGGGTTCGTCGTTGTAAGCCAGCAAGTGTGCCAGCCATCGATACTGGGTAAATCCGGTAAAGACGAATTAAAAAATTGTTGACGGAACATTTCAACTCGCTCATCGTCTGTGACTTCTCGATTTTCTTCTATGGCTCGATCTTTCATCGTGCGACTTGTCCGAATATCGTTTCCAGCGGGTTTGTTTGATCTAATGCGTTCGTCTGTTGTTGTCATATGACTCGCTCCTTTCAGCGGTTGTGTAAATTATATAGTAAAAAATTTTTAAAAATCAATTTTTATTCTTTCTATCGTACTCAGCGTAACGCTTGACATATTTATTTCTTAATGTCGCGTCGTCCCAAACTCCAGCTTCCATTAACGCCTGCTTTCTTTCTGGACTGATGTAAATCTCTTTGCGCGTTGATGTTGGTGCATGCTCACGACCAGATCCAACGCTAGGACCGCCACGCGGTGTACGTCCTGCTTGTCTGCCAAATTTATGTGGCAATCTTTTTTCAATACGATTGCGCAATTCGTCCCAGTATTCTTCAGTGCGCGAATCAAGACCTTCTTTTGCCAATCGTTTATCAATAGCCAAAACTACCGCAGAATCTTCGTCATCACCTGTTGCATCGTACCATTTATGGTCATCCATAAACTCACGAGCATGGAACATAGTCAGCTCATCAATCGATGGTTGTTGCGGTGCATTTTGACGCTCTGCTTGTTGTTTAATCTCATGGATCTCTTTGGCACGCGAAATAGCTTGATCACGCAGTCGAATAGCTTGTGCAACATCTGCACCATTTCCAGCATCAACTGCTTTCTCAATTACGCGCTCTGCCATGTGAACTTCATTCACAGCGTGCTGTAAATGTGAGTCAATATTATTGATGTCAGACTTTTGCGAGCGTGTTTCTTGTGCGGTTAATCTGCGCTCTAAATCGTCATTACGCTTACGAAGGAAATCAAGCTCCATCTTGTCGCGTTTGATTGCTGTGTCTTTTCTATCTTTTCGCTCTACTTTCTCTTTTCGTCTACGTTCACGAATAGCGGCACGTTCATCATCATTTGCATCGTTGCCAAGAATTCGCTCGTCTTGATCCTCATCATCTGAATCATCCGTAACAATAACAATGTCGCTGTCATTGTCTTCGTTATCAAATTCGTCGTCTTCATTTAATATTTCGTTTGCCATCGTCCCATCTCCTATCAGATGAATGCTTTAATTTTTAGTGGATCTGTTAAAACCTTGCCGATAATGTCAAGGTCATTAAATATTACAAACATTGCAGATTCGTTGTTGTTTACTGGTACCTCGTATCGATCACCACCATACTTAGCTACACGCACAAAGTCACCTACTTGACACCAATCGCCTTCAGGCCATGACTCTAAGGTTGTTCGATTCTTAAAAGCCACCGGACCTATCGACACAACTCTTGCCACCTGTGTGTTCCACTTCTCTGTGTCTTTTGTGTCGGTACTTAAAATAATGCCGCCAGCCGATGTACTTTTTGGAGTACGAATCTGCACCAGAACGCGGCTCCCAAAAGGCTGGATGCCTGCTTCTACAGCAGGGAAAGCCTCAGCTAAAGCATTCTCATAAATCGTTGTCACGATATTTTTCCTCGTCAATTAAAGTTAAGAGTACGTTGATGGCAGCTTCGTAACCTGCTACCACACCAGTGCGATGCCCATACTCAAAAGCATCGCGCTGTACTGGTTGCTTTAAAGAGTCAACGCTGTATCTAAGCTGTGACTCTTTAAGGCGATTGAGTAATTTTGACTCAATGTTCATGCAGGAGTCTTAGACTCTTTTGGCGCACTTGGCATTTTTTGTCCGTCTAGCTTTTCACCGGCTGCCATGCGTTTGTGTTGTTTAACACATGCGCCAGTCATGGGTACTTCTTTGCCTTTTGTATCACTCATGTCATATCTCCATTAAGGATTAGGATTGATTCCAGTGCCAGTGCTGACACCAAACTTTTCACCGCTTATGATCTCAGCTTGCGCAAGTTGCATTGCTGTTTGATTATCTGCGGCATTCATACGCTCTCTTGCCTGCATTTCAGCAGCAGAGCGTTGATTTTCTACTTGCGCTTCAAATGCAGCTTGTTTTGCATTTGCCATTTCACGTTGTGCATCACGTTGCATCTCCATCATGTTTTCTTGAGCAGCTAATTGAAGTTTTGCTTTTTCAAGTTCTTGTGATTGTTGCATTCTGGCTTGATCAGTTTGTTGCGACTGTTGTAATTTAGCTTGTTCAATTTGCAATTTATCCTGATCAGATTGCGCACGTTGTTGCATCGCAGCCTGTTGTGTTTGCGCGTTGAGCTGTGCAACCTGCATGGTGTTATCGGGTGGCAATTGTGGTTGTGGTTTGTACTGCTGTGCTTCTTGCGTAATCGTTGCAAGCTCTTGACCAAAACCATCTAATTGTTGCTCGATAAATTGTTGCACTTTCATCATCAAGCTAACTTGCTCAGATACATCATTGCCAATCACATCATCTTTTTCTGCCTTAGATGCTGCTTTGTGTGATTCGGTTAAATAATAATTCAATAGATGATCACGCAAGTGAAGTGAAATAGGATAAAGGTAGTTTGTAATGATAGCAGGATTTCTGCCAAACAAGGGTGACTGCAAAAATGCCATGTGCGTCATCAAGTGACCTAGATGATCTTGTTTGGGTAGCACATAGATTGGTCTTCCCATTGACGCTGCAACATTTTCGGAAATAGGATCCATATCCTCTTTTCCGGGTTCGGGTTGCAAGTAATCATCAGCCGATAACTTCATGACCGTTAAGAACGCTTCCTCAACTTTGCGTTGATTGTACATCTGCGGGAACAATTGCGAGCGTTGCAAAATCGCTTGGTTTTGTGCAAAGCGTTGCGTTTCACTAAAGATAGCAGGATCACTGACTGGGATGATGTCCATCGGACCATCAAAGTCTGACGGATCAATTTCAAGTCCAGCTTCGTATGCTTTCAAGTCTTCAACGGTTAGGTACGCAGAGTTGATGCGATGCAATACTTTCAGAACGCGATCCATCGAGTTGTGCAAACGCGCATGAATTGAGCTAAATACCACCATACCTTGTTCAATCAATGCCATCGTCGTGCCAACGGGTTGATTAGGATTTTGATCAGATAGCTTCTCAAACGATGTTTGAATCACGCCTTTGCCAGCATCCACTAAAAATCCAAGCAAACTAAACAGCACAGGTGATGGGCCGTTAAATGGCAGTGGCATGGCAATTTTGCGCACGTCATCCACCATTGCGCCACCATCAAGCTCAACAACTTCTGTTGGTTGCACGTTGATAGTCTGACCGTTAGGACCGCCTTTGAGCTTTAGTAGCGTTGGCACGTTTTGAATGTGCGCTGAATCAAGCAATGCACGCAATGCACCAGTAGCCGCACCTGACAAGCCACCAATCATTTGTGTCAAACTAATTGGATAAGCACCACGCCAAGGAACGAATGGGAACTCAATAATCCAGTCTAGCTCTTTTCTGTTTTCATCGTCCGGCTCCCAGTTTCTGTAGAGTGCAACGCCTTCGCTGGTTGTTTTGTCGATGCTTAAGATATATGGCTCCATGCCATCGCCAAAGTCTAAATATGTGTAGACTTCAAAAATGGTGCGAAGTCCATCCTCGTTGTAGCTGCTTTCCTTTCTGCCTTCAATCTTGTCGTTGGCTTGTGATGCTTTACTAAACTCAGGATCACTTGCGTAACCCAAGTCAACATCGATATACATACCCGCTTTAACGCGACGCGCATATTCCATCTTAGTGATGTATTGCACATGCGTTTTGCGCTCTGCCGTATAAAAGTTGGTTGCAGCGAACGGCAGGTAAACGTCTTCAATAGCGATAAACTCCGCTTGTGGTCGCTTGTACTGATTGTTCCACATCAACTTGAGGTATTGACCACCGCCAAGTGGTAACTGCGTGCTAAGTTGCTCTAACTCACCTCTGAACTCAGGCATCTGCTCAGTTAGCTGCCAGTTCATAAAGTCAGCTTTACGCTGTGCCTTTGCAAGTTTTTCTTTTTCTTGCTCGCCTAGTATCTTTGTTTTGACAGGACCGTTAGCTGGGAAGATCTCTTTCATCACACGCGCAGAGAAATCCACGCACGCTTCGACAAGCATTGGATGTACTACTTTGTTTGCACCGGTGAACTGTGCGCCACCTGGTGCATCATCACCAAGACCTGTTCTGCGCAATCCTTCTTCATATTGCTTGTCGCGTTTCTCGCGTGCTTCTTTATCACGATCAATCTTTTCAAGTAGATCCTCAATCATGTCAGACAAGTCTGACTGATCTACCTCATCGATGATATTAGCAAAGTGCGCTGATTGTTCTTTTTCGTCTTTATCGTTTTTTAACTTAAGAATAGCACCGCCATCCTCTGTGTCTTCAATGTCAGATTCTTCGTCTGGATCAAACTCTACGTCTTCACCTTCCAACTCGTCTTCATCATCATCAATGTAATCGTCTTCAATTTTCTTAGCCATGCTTTGCCTCTCTTATTGATGTGGGTATCTTACCACTTTTTAGTGGTTGCGATTGCGTTGTGATTTGAATTGATACGGCAGCCGGCTCGTCTTCTTTTGGCTCATCCTCCATGCTGTCCATAAATGCTTTCATGATTTGCTCAATCGCGTCATTGTGAAGCACGTCAACAATACCACCGTGTGCGTATAAGTCTTCTTCTGTTGCAAAGATGGGTTTGCCTTCTGATAAGCGTTGATGTGCATGGTCAATGGCTTTATGCACAATACTGCGTGGCATGTCTTCACCGTCTTGCATGTGCAGAATAAGACGGATCTCGTCAGGTGTTAGTGTAGGAATTAGCGTTGGCACATCCATTTCTTCACCATTGATAGGCACACCAATTGAATATTCAGTCATCACGCCTGTGCCGTCTGGACGTTCAAGCTCTCCGAAGTAGCCTAGTCCTTTCTTGGTTTTGTCTGGTCTGTTGCCATAACCATAGTCACTTTCTTCGTACTTTTCGTGTAGTGCTTGCACGCTGCCGCCTTTGGCAAAACCTTTAAGAGGTATGTCTTTATTTCTTTCATAAAATTCATTTTGCAATGCGTTTATTTCATCATCAGTTGCAAATTTACCATGCTTTTGTTTTACCATTTCTTGTAATTCTGGATTTAAAAACGGTTGGCTTAAATCATAAAGGTAAGTATTGTCTAAATCCCCAACACTTGACCAATCTTTTGAACGCACAAAGTCGTGAACAGCAGGCATATACTTAGCGGTAGGCGCAGCGTTTTGTTTGCCTTTTATTTGAACGATTTTTTCTTTAGGAGGACCATAAATCTCTCTCATCACTTTATTGCGAGATTCATCAAAACTAAGATGAGGGTTAGCTTCATTATAATCAGAAGCCTTTAAAAATACATTGTTGAAATCATCTGTTGAGTTGTTACGCATTGAATTATGTAAATCATAATAATAATCTGATTCTTTTTCTGGTTTTGTTTCAATCGTCACATGCGGTTCACCACGTCTATCACGCAATGAATAGATGTTGGACTTGCCACCACCAACCTCATCACAATACTGACCAACACAATGCCCCATCGTATCGCCTTCAAACTTCAGTGCGGCTTGTAGTGCATCACGATCTTGGTTTTCTGGCATACGCATTTGCATCCAAGATAACCCTTGATCGGGATATTCTTTGTGCATTACGGTTGCAGCGTTGCGACCTTCCTTAAGTCGTTCAGCGTCACGCCATGCGTTGATATTGGCAACATGCTCAACAGCCTGCGGCATGGAAACACGACTGAGCTTTGCTGGATCTATGCGCAGAAAGTCTGGGAGATCTGAGTTTGGATGTGTTGCGTTTCGAAGTTCATAAGCAAGATCTCTGAATCCTAATCCGGTCATAGTGTCTGTAAGATAAACTTGATCTTCATCATTAAGTTTTTTTAACCAAGGATTCTTTTCCTTAATCATTTCTTTATTCCATTCGTTAACGTTATAGACTTTTATAGGCTTAATATTTTCATCAGCATAATGCTCCCACAATTTACCTAAACCAGTTTTTGCAATCCCTTCTGCTGGATAATCGGCTTCCTCTCGTTTAGCCATCACATCATCAATGTCAAATTCATCAGGATATCTTGGTTTGTAATGCAAAGGATTGTAGATTTCAAGCTCTGAGATTTTTTCTTGAATTCCACCAATATCTCGGTTTGTATTAGCGATTCTGTTTGCCAGCACTTCTGGTGGTAGCTCAACATCTTGCTCATACTTTGCCAATAAATCTTGTAGCTTTGGTATCTTTGACTGTTGTTGACTGATAAGCACGTCACGTTTGTCAGGCCATCCCTCGGCAATCCGTCGAACTGGATCCTCTGGTGTTGCCATTTCGTTTTGAATGTATTTACCGAGCTTTTGTTGTAACCAATCTCTCATTTCAGCAGAATCATCATGACGAATAAATTCACTAGCAGATTTTTCTGGTGTTCGCCCATAAGCATCTAGCCAATTACCACCCTTTGGTTTGATAATTCCACCAAAACCAGCATTGTCTATAATGAAATTAGGATCACGCATTTGCTCGGTAGTGGGTACCGATCTGTAAGCAGCATCTTTTAGCCCAGTAAAAAACTTTTCTGCATTTGGGTATCCAGACAACAATTGTTTATAGTCTTCTATTGCTGAGTCTACCTCACCGCCTTCATCATCTTTAATATCCACTTCGCCACCTTCTGCGTACTTATAAATCAAACCCTCTAATGGGATGTCAGACAACTTACCACCAGCAAGTGGATAGTTTTCACGACGTTGCGCCATGTCCATATCAAGACGATCTTGTGTTGCGCGTGCTTGTGCTTCGCCTGCTGATCTTTGATAAAGTTTCATTTTTTCTTCATTTGGCAAATCTTTAAATCTTGGATCAGTTCGTTGCATTTCTTGTGATGTTTTATATGCGTCAGAATATTTGTCATATCCAATTCTATTTTGCTTGCCCTCAATACTGCGTATCATTTTCTTTGCAAAATCTCTATCATTGCCTATTGATTCAAGCAAATCTTTGCCATTCCAAGTAAGCTCATCTTTTATCTTGTTAGCTATTATATTTCCAGCATCTTGCGCCCAAGGAAGTTTGCTACCATATTTTGGTGGCGCACCAAGCAAATCTTTTAATTCTCTTGAATACTTATAATAATCTGATGAATTAAAAAGCTGACGAGGTTGCGATATATTTTGCAAATCTTGTATTTGCTTTATTCTGTAATATGGTTCAGATTTTCCCGAAAGCTCATTAAATTTACTAAGAATATTGGATCCATCAATATCTTTGAATTTTTTTCCTAAAAAATTATAGTAGTCACTTTGGCTAGTCAAAGGATTTGATCCTTTCCCCCATCCTTCGTGATTTTGAATAGCGTGTTGAAATTCATGCAAAGCAGTTGACGCTGCTTCATCTGGATAATCTAATAAGTTATTAGATAAATCTATATTTGTACCGCTAAGTTGCCCTCTAACCCCAGACCCCAGCATTCTGTTTTGTTTAATAATAGAATCATTAGTAAGCTCTGGATAAGCATTAATCAGATCTGAATGTTGAAAAGCATTTCTAACACGTTGTCCTTCAAATGATCCCAATCCATGCTCTAATCCTAAATCACCAGACAATTCATCGCGTATATAATTACGATCATTTCTTAAATTATTTATTTTTTCATTGATAGCTTTTTTAAATTCTTTAGGATACAAATCTAATTGAGGACTTTCCGCATTTTTTAATGATTCAAATTCTTTTTGTTGAGCAATATTTTCAGCCATAGCTTTGCGCTTATCAGCAATCATTGCATTATAATCATTACTATTGTTTAATCTAAATTTACTATCACTAATCTCACTAAACAAAGTCTTATCTGGCATACGACCAATCAAATGCTCGCGCCACACTTCTGCTGGATCTGCGCCAGCGTTTAACTTTTCTTCTGCTAACTTAGCGGCTTGTGCATCCCAGTTTCTAGCGTTTTTGCCAATAAAGGTACCAAGCGTACCACCAGCCGATGCAGGTGCAAATGGCATTGCGCCTGTCTGCATAAGTCCTGCTAAATCAAGTCCTGCCTGTGCTTGCTCATTCATTGACGGAACTATACCTGTTTGGTACCAAGAGCCTTCATCTTCTAATGCTTGATTAGGAATACCTGCGGCTATACGCATTTGTTTTTGCAACCAATCGCCAGCACGTTCAGCCGCTTCTTGTGGGTGCATCAAACTAGATGCAATGATTGAATCGTTTGGTCCAAAATCTTGTGCATTTAATTTGTCTTTTAATACACCATATCTGCTTGCTAAATCTTTTAAGTCTGCCATGTCTACACCGCGTAAGGATTGATTCTCGGTTTCGCTTTGCTTGGCACATCGTCATAGTCTTTGGCTTCAGGTAGCTCAAACCATCTATCGTTCTTGAAATAGATGATGGCTTGCGTGAAGGTATCAACATAGTCGTCATGCTCGGCAACGGGAAACTTAGCGAGTTGTTTTAAAAATGCAGCCGCCCAACTAACGGGTTGACCACGATTCTTCTTCGACTCTGGAATCCACAACAGTCCTAGCTCAAGTGTAGGTGCAGCTTGGTGTGCGCGTGAAATCTTGTCTGCTCTGTCAGGATTATAACCCACAGCAGGAACTTTCGCCAATCGCAGATCCTGCAAGAGTGACTGACCACTTGCCTTCGCTTCGACCAAGATACGATCTGGACGACGTGCGCGTGAATGCGGTGACTCCTTTGACATCCCACCGTACTCTGTACCCCAATCTTTGATGGCTTTAGCACGCAAATCTGGGTAGCTGAGATGTTCATCCCATGCATCAATGAGCATTGCGTTATGCAACCCTTCATGTGTGAATATCGCCCAAACTGTGCAAGCCGTTGGATCACCTGTGGTCTTCTCGGTAAACGCGCAGTCATAAGATTGAAGTATATATTCAAACGGAGGCAAGCCATCATCGGCTGACCATAAGCCAAAGTGTTTTGTCTTAAGAATCCCACCAGACACTGGCGCAGGATCCTGTTGAAGTTGTCCCGCTGTACCATAAGTGCCGAGCAATTGCTTAAGCATGGTGATTTCTTTTACGCCAAACCGATCTGGGCAGATCAGCTCGCCTTTTACTTTACGAGGATCATACGCACCAAGGATAGTTTTACGATGCTTACCATCCCACTCAGCAGGAATACAGATATGCTCCCAGCCTTTGATGTCGTTTAAGATATGACCGCTGATGTCACGCTCGTGCAGACGTTGCATGACGACAATCATTGCATCGGTCTTCGGATTGTTCAGCCGTGTTGACCACACCATGTCAAACCATTCAAGATCTGATTCACGCATTGCTTCCGACTGAGCAGCTTGCGCTCCGTGAGGATCGTCGCAAACAAGCCGCGAACCTCCGTCGCCTGTAACACTGCCTCCAACAGACGTTGCGATACGATAACCCGTTTTGTCATTCTCAAAGCGTTGCTTGGCGTTCTGATCCCCCGTAAATTTAAACATGTGACCCCAGCGTTCTTGATACCAGCTTGACTGCAATAGTCGTCGTGTTTTCAAGTTATCGCGAGTGGATAATGTCGAAGAATAAGATGCACAAAGATATTTCTGAGCAGGATCCGTGATCCACTCCCATGCTGGCCACATCACTGACACAATCGTTGACTTGGAATGACGAGGTGGAATGTTGATTAGCAGTCGATGTATCTCGCCAGCACTGACAGCTTCGAGATGCTCGCAGATCTCCTCGATGTGCCATGACTCCATGAATTGAATGCCCGGCTCCACCACATGCCATGACTGCTTAACGAACTCGTACAAAGAAGCAGACGCTGCGCGTCGAGCCTTCTCAGCCTTAACTTTTTCAAGCAGTGTCACGCACTCGCCTTTTGAAGCAATGAGTGCATGGTATCCAGCTCATCATCGCTCAACCCTTTAAAATCACCAGCCGTTTGTTGCGTGTTATTGATCTGAATAGCGGTATCAATGTCTTTGCCTAGGATTGTTTCCTTCCCTTTTTGCAGTGCATTCTGTGCTTGCGTATGCTCTTGAATGGTGATCGTTTCATCCACCTTGCGCATCATCGTGGACAAATTCTTCATCGTTGAACGTTTAAAAAACTCCACATGTTTTAGTCTTTCAATTACCGCATCCTCGACAACACGCTGTTGGTGCGGTAAAAGTGCGGTAAATTCTTCACGAACTCGTGCAGTATCTTCGATCAGCTTAGGTAAAACCCCCCTTTGCCATTCTTCTTTTTTTGCTCTTTTAGCTATATTAGAGTTATCAATTCTTGTTTCGTCGGAGATCTGCCGTAAAGACTTATCGGCTTCATATAACGCCTTTGCCTTATCCCAATCTCCCTTCGTTGGTCTTGCCATGCTGCTACCTCCTTAACGGTAACGGAGAATAATTTCTTTACACATTGCGGATCTAACAATATCGTCAATACCAAACTCGACGATACCAATCTTATCCACATCATAAAGCCGATCAACTGCATCAGCAAGACCAGACAAACCTCGAATGTCGGTCTGCGCAATGTCACCATCAATGATTACTTTGCAGTCATCACCAATCCGTGACAAAAACAAAGCCATTTGTGACACGGTACAATTTTGCGCTTCATCTAAAATACACAGACTGTTCTGGAACGTACTACCACGCATGAACTCCAGAGGCTTCATTTGGATCTGTCCGCGCTTAAGCAGTAGGTCAGTATAAGATTTCCCCAAACGCTCCTCTAACACGCTAATAAGCGGCTCCATGTACGGCAAATACTTCTCAGCCAGCGTGCCTGGAAGAAATCCAAAACCTTTGCTTGATGCTTCAACGTTCGGACGCGTCAGTATCACACTGTCGATTAGCTTTTCTTCGAGTAGCTCGGCTGCGTAAGACGCGGCTATGTACGTCTTTCCCGTTCCTGCCGGACCGACAGCAAAAGTAATAACGTTTGCACGAATAGCATTGATGTATTGTTGCTGTGCTTTGTTTAATGCACGCAACTGGGATTTCTTTGGTGTTGTTGTTACTTCTTGTACAAACTTTTGTGCGCGTCGATCTTTGCGCTTAAGTTTCTTTTCAAAATCCATGTAAGATCCTTGATATGGTAAGACATCACGCTAGGTAATTGACTGCTTTCCGCCTAGCGCAATTAAAATGAAAACCGAAAAATGAACACGATAGCTTATCAGACTATCACTAAAAGCACTGTTTACTACCCCATGACAATCAGTTACATTCTGCCCTATGTCATTAGTAAACTACCGTTACCGGTAATCTTAACCCGTGTGGATCGTGTAGCTAGTACGATTTATCCACTTTAAAGGCTGCAAGGTTGCGAATTGCGGTACGCGACAAGCAATGCTTTTAGTGATAGTTACCGGTGCTGATCTCCGGCTTAGTGTTATTTGGTGGTGTACTTTCAACCACTCCCAAGTTTCCTATTTGCACCGACGTGCCATTACCGCTGCGTATCAGCCTACGCATTAACTATCAAGTCATAACAGGTGAGGACTTACACCATAGAGCGTCAGTTGTCATTGTACCAATGACCGCGACCACCTTAGAGCCAGTCTGTTATGACTTGATAGTGCTTGTCTTTCCAAGCTGTCACCACCCAAGCCAGCTATTGATAAATCGCCAAAAATAAAAATACTGGTTTGTGGTGGACATAAACTTATTCATCGTCTTCGGGATGCTCTGGTGCTACTTTTTGAGCAATCATACTATCTGCAATAATATATGCAAGATTTGAAACGCTTTCATACGCCACACCAGATCCTCTTGCCAAAAGTCCTTCCATCGCGTGTGCCGCAAAAATATCTCTTAGATCCATTATCTTTCCCCATAAAAAAAAGCCTTATAAAATTTCCATCGAAAGAGAGCGAGAATTGGCTCATGGAAATAAAAAAGGCTTTTGTTTAAATTCTCGTTCATCGGCTTTCGACCTGCACATATTATATCACAACTAAAAACATACGAGCCACTATACATATATACACTGTTATAAATAACAGTGTATATGTATGTATACTATTAGGCTGACCATATACAGTATACAAATGTATATGTATGTATATGTATGTATACTATACTTTTTCCCAGTACCACTGCCCGTTATTCTCTACAAGTCCTTGTTTTATAAGCATATCTACACCATCTCTAAACCACCCGGCGTGCCGTCCTGTATTTTTTGTGGCGTATACATCGTAGGCATGTGACTTCCATTGATCAAGCGTCACAACATAGTGTTCTTTTTCTTCCAGTGTATACTTTCTGCCATCGACTTTTGTTTCATCAGCAGCCTTCTGTAAGCCTTCAAACGTCTGCTTTGTCTTGGTGTTTAGATCCTCTTTTTTGTCTTCTTCTGCTACACCGATGTATTCAAGGTATACACCCTCAATTTGCTCCTCTGTATACTCATCATAAAAGCATTCTCCGTCAAGTGGCACAACCTTCAAGCCAAACTCCATATTGCTACCTGCTGCAAAATCCTTTGATTTGGTGCATGAGAAAGTAACCTCTCCCTTGGATTTCTTTGTCATACAAAACTCTGCATCCATGCCTGCTTTAATTGCACTACTACCACGCGCACGACCCTTATCGCCATGACCACTGTGGTGAACCGTCACAATTGCGCTGGTGTACTTCTTTGTGAGCATTTCAACATTTGATAGGTACATTGCCATGTCTTCAGAAGAATTCTCATCACCATGCATATTTCTGTGCAATGTATCAATAACAATGGCGTAAGGCTCTTGATCTGTTAGATCAGTAACGATTTGCATAATTTGCTGTACTGCATCAGCACTAATCATATTGACACTTTTTGTGCTAAAATAAATGTTATCTGGATCACGATTGTATTTCTGTTTTAGAGCTTGCATACGCATAGCCAAACCACGATGACCCTCACCCGCGATGTAGATGACTAGACCCTTCTTCGTCATTCGTCCGTGCCAGTTTATGCCATTCCCAATGCAAAATGCCCAGTCTAAAGCAACCAATGATTTGCACGCGCCAGATTCTCCAAAAAGTAATGTGCTGGATCCTCTTTCCAGCACATCTTTTATCACCCAATCCGCTGGCTTAATGTTTGCCATCAACTCTTTTACATGGATAAACAACTCTTGTTTTCTGCCACATATGAGCTTTTGAACAGCGTCAATACCGTAATTAGCGGCCATGTCGTTAAAGTCTTCACCAACTGTTGGTGGATAAAGAACGTCAACACCACATTTCTTAGCTTTCTCAACGCCAATGCCTGACACGTCGTTATCAGCGCAAATGATAACTCGGCCCTTAAACTTATTGCGCACCATATCGCACACTGGCTTGAGATTGCCAGCGTTGAACGCGACGACCACGCAGTGTCCTGTTGCGGCATGTAGCGTCATACCTGTGGCAAAACCTTCTGCAATCAAAACAGTGTCGTCTGGTCGTCCAATCATAAAGAAACCACCTTGCATCTTGCCGCCAGTGTAAAATCTTTTTTCACCATCTGACGCAATAAACTGC